ATGACAGCAGTACTTGCTGGTCCAGCCAACGGTATGCCCATTCACACCAGTATCCGAGTCCAAGGCAATCAGATTGGCAGACAACGCCAAGTACTCTTTGACCATTGGGCAGATAAGATTAAGACAGACTGGCTACTCTGGGTAGACTCAGACATAGTACTGAACCTAGAGTCAATGCAGAAACTCTGGAAGACAGCAGACAAGATTAACCGTCCTGTTGTTAGTGGTGTGTACTTCATCTCTAAGGAGAATGAGGGCAGCCTAATGCGCCCATATCCTGTACTCTTTAATGACGTATCAGAGTTTCAAGTACAGTACATACATCCGCTACCTGAAGACCAAGTAATCCAGATTGACAATGCTGGCTTTGGTTTTGTCTTAATGCACAAGTCAATCATTCCTAAAATCCGTGAGGCTAACCCTGGCAAGGGACTATTCATAGAGACAGGTGACGGGAATGATGACCACTTTATCGGCGAAGATATTATCTTCTTCCGTCGTATGAGGAAGGCTGGCATTCCGCTTCACGCACACACTGGTGCCCTAGTCAAACACATCAAGAGATTCTCACTTGACTATGACTACTACGCATTGTACTGGGCACATCAACATTTGAAAGATAAACTTAAAGAAGAACAACAAGGCTAGGAGTAATGTTTTAAGTAGTCAATCGCTGACTGGAGATACTCTGGGTTATCCTTGAAGTATCCCAGTCCAGCGTTGCACTGAACGCAGAGCAAACCTCTTGGTTGCAAGGTTGTATGATTGTGGTCGCAAGACCAGTCAGACAGACCAGGTTTATCCGTTTTGCAAATAGCACAACGATTACCTTGTTGCTCTAGCAATAGATTGTATCTATTTATATCCCATCCAGGATTTCTGCGTTTGTTTTGAGCACGAATAAGTTCTTTATTTTCTAGCCTATATCTTTTTTTGCGAGCAGAAGAACAAGATTTGCAATGTGATTCTTCTTTTACTTTTCTTCCTTTTCTAATATTTTTATAATATTCAGATAAAGGTTTTAATTCTTTACACTTTGAACAAATTTTCACAAGTCATTATAACACAGGAGGTAATATGAGTGGTCGGGATATAACCGAAGGTCGCGCCTCGCGTGCGATTGCCGTTGATGTTGGTGTATTAACTGATACATCTGTCTGGGTTAACACCGATATTGCCTACGATGTGGCACTTGGTGGGCAACCCTTCATCTACGCAATCAGCGATGGACGCCCTTACATTAGACAGACCGCTCCTTTCCGTAAAGAACAATTTGATAATCAGACCGAGCCTGGCGAGCAAAGCCTCACAGGCTGGTGGATTAGAAGTCAATCCTCGTTCCATAACGGAGCGGGGATTACTTTTTTTGACCCTGCTTTAGTATCTAACGAGGGCGCTTATCGCTTTGCCGATAGCCGTAACGTAGATGTCTGGACTCAGGGCGAGGTAACTCTATTAAACTCAGTCAGCCAAACCCACACTGTCACTGGTGCAATCAATACTAATGGTCGCAAGAACCAGAAGATGAGTTCTATCAAGTGGAACAATACTGAGGGAGTATTACTTAAGGACGAATATGACGTTGATAAGATTGATACTGCGGGGACTGTTACGCACTTTATTGACTACAACGCTAATGGCGATTATCCTGTTTACGCTATATGTGACGATGGTACTACTGCCTATTGGGTTACTCGAATACTTGACTCAGGTGTAGATAAGACTCAACTCTATAGCAAACCTTTAACTGGCACATCTGCCACAACTGCTACACCGATGTTCAATAGCAGTAGCATTATTGTAAGCAACGCAGTAATGGAGTTCGTCAAAGAGCGTATCGTTATGTGCGTCAACAACAAGGTCTTTGAGTTTGCTACTAATGCAACATCATTACCTACTGCAGTCTACACACATCCATCTTCATCTCACGTCTATACCAGTATTGCAGCCTCAGGTGCTGCTATCTATGTTGCTGGATACAACGGCATTCAATCAACAATCTTAAAGTTCACTCTGTCAGCAGCAGGCTTGATGCCTACTCTGACTCAGGCTGTTGTTGCAGCAGAGTTCCCAGTGGGCGAAGTTGTCCATAAGATTCATTACTACCTTGGATATATGGTCATTGGTACCAACAAGGGTATCCGCGTAGCAACAGTATCTGATGTTGATGGTTCAATTAACTACGGTCCACTAATCGTGGAGACCGACCAACCTGTGTATGACTTCTGCTCCCGCGACCACTATGTATGGGCAACAGCGGGCGTTGGTGGCTATCCTGGATTGATTCGTTTAGACTTAAGCCAGCAACTAGAACCATTAGTTTTTGCTTACGCAAATGATATTTACTATGGTAGTTCTTTAGGTCACCAGACTACATCTGTTGCCTTTGCCAATGGTACCGACCAACTTCTATTCTGCTCCACAGCCAACACTGTAGGCGGAACAATTACCAATAAGCAACTCACAAGCAACGTTGCTACCCTTACTACAGCCTCTGCACACGGTCTTGTAACAGGAGATTCTGTCTGGGTTCAGGGAGTAGATAGCACATTCAACTCAACTACATCTACCTACACAATTACCTCAGCAACAACAACTACATTCTCGTACACCAAGGCAGCAACTAACGTAGCATCTACCGCAGTTACATCTGCTACCGCTATCGTTAATGTTCCAGGTTATGTATACCTTGAGAGCGCAACCGAGAAGGCTGTCAGTGGTTATCTGACTACAGGTTACATCCGATACAACACACTAGAGCCTAAGAACTTTAAGCGTCTTATTGGACGCGGTTCATTTAACTACGGCTCTATGACGCTAGAAACTGTTGATGCTGCAGGCACTGAGTACGACATTATTTCTTACGACGCAACTGTTCCTCCTGTTGAAGTAACAACAACGCAGCCATTCGACGCTCAGGAATATCTAGCCTATAAGTTCATCTTGTACAGAGATGGTACTGATACAACTAAGGGTCCAATATTTGAGGGCTACCAAATCAAGGCGACAATTGCAACACCTCGCCAACGAATCATAAGATTCCCTGTCTACTGCTTCGACGTAGAGACTGATAGATACAACGTCCTAGTCGGGTATGAAGGTAGGGCTTTTGATAGGTTATCTAAACTAGAGACTATCGAAGAAAATGGTGACGTAGTAACGTGGCAAGACCTCACCACAGGTGAGTCACGTCAATGCGTCATAGAACAAATTTCATTTACCCGTATGACACCACCTGACCGAGGCTTCTCTGGTTACGGCGGTGTTCTTGAGATTACAATAAGGACCGTATAAACTATGTCTCCTGCTGATTGGGCTGGATTAGCCGTATCCGTAACCACCCTTGTAACCGCACTGGCAATGGGTGTCAAGCATCTAACTAAACATTATCTGTCGGAACTTAAGCCCAATGGCGGTTCAAGTCTTAAGGATAAAGTCAACGCCTTAGAAGACAAAGTAGATTTACTCACAGAATTAGTTAAGGAAGCATTGAGGAAATGAATGAAACCTGTAGCCAAGAAAGCCACGCCTGCTGCTATTGCTGTTCTACGTCAGGCGACAGCATTGTTTCCGAAGCGCAAGAAACTGTCCGACGGATTGTTGCCCTCTGTGGCACATCAAAAACAGAGTCCGAATTCGGACCACAACACGGGTCTTGCTGTTGACTTGACACACGACCCCGAGAATGGGGTTGACTGTGCCCAGATATTCGAGAAACTTAAAGAGGATGAGCGGGTTTCCTACCTTATCTTCAATAAAAAAATTTGGTCGCGCCAGTATGCTAAGCGTGGCAATCGCCCTTACACTGGTAGCAACCCTCACGTTAAGCATCTTCATATTTCTATCAACCCTGATATGGCTAATGACACTAGCCCTTGGTTCTGGTGGATGAATCAACCCAAGATTGTGAATCAGGTTATGGCTAAACTACAGCCACAGCCCAAGAAGAAGGTAGCAACAGGTACCATTGTGGTACCAGTATGCACCTGCTGCAAGGTTCACAATCCTAAAAGAAAGGCAAAATAAATGGAAGCACTAAAGCAAGTATCGCTGACCTGGTTCCGTGCTGCAGCCTCCGCTGCAATCGCACTCTACCTAGCGGGCGAGACCGACCTTAAGACTCTCGGAATGGCAGCCCTCGCAGGGTTCCTCGGACCAGTACTTAAGTGGCTCGACCCATCTGCAAAGGAGTTTGGCAGAGGCGCAGAGTAGCCCTTAAAACGCCGTATAAGGCGATTAGAGACACAAAGACCCCCTACCTGAGGTTATTACCTTGGGATAGGGGGTTCTTTTTCTTTTTATCGGCGTGTCTGATTTGACAAAAACTTTGACAGTCAGTGTATAATTAATCTATAATAGATAATATATATAATATATAGGGGCGAAGCCCCTTATATAATATATATAATATATATTATAATATAACTTAATATTACATAGCCCCGATATGTCGAGTACTCTCCTGTCCTCCATAAAAGGGCTATGTAACTAATTCAGACAGGAGAAACAAGTGATTCAATTACAGGGCTATCAATTACCAGCCCATATATCTTACTCGGCATTCACAACTTACCTGACCTGTGGGTATCAGTATTACCTAGGTCGTCTACTACAAGTACCTGAGGAACCTAGTATCTGGTCTGCAGGCGGTCGAGCATTCCACGCAGCAACCGAAGAGTGGGACTTAGCCAATGACTAATCAACTATGGGCAGATGCTTGGAAGAAAGAAACTAAGGATTTAGATTTAGCCAAAGCAAGAGTGGCAGGACGAGCAACCAAGGCTAACCCGAATAAGGAAGATGCTATTTGGTGGAATGAGATGGGTCCACAATGGGTGGATAACTACATCTCGTGGCGCAAGTCCAACACTAACTGGAAGATATGGCGCACACCGCAGGGTGCTAAAGCCATCGAACTAGAACTCAATCCCATCATCGCTGACGTGCCTGTGAAGATGGTGATTGATAGAGTCTTTGAGGTTAACGGTGAACTTGTTATCGTTGACCTTAAGACATCATCAAGACGACCAACATCTGACTTACAACTTGGCTTTTACAAAGTCGGGATTGAGATGATGCTTGGTGTGAAAGTCAATCAAGGTAACTACTGGATGTCCAGAGAATCTGGGACAGGAGAGATGATTGACCTGAGTAGATATACCCTAGATATGCTTGAGTATCTTGTGTCGGGTTTCGACAAGGCTCGCAAGGCTGGTATATTTCTCCCTAACTTATCCAGTTGCAGTTACTGTGGACTCACAGAACACTGCACATTTACGAAAGAGAAACAATGAACAACGACGATTGGAAACTACAGGTTTCCTATAAGACAGGTGCTGGCGATATGATTAACATTCGCGCCAATACCGCTGATGAATTAAGCGTTCTGCTTGAGGGAATCTCTGATTACTCAACTCAGATTGCTGCAACAGGAAGGATGCTAGGTGCTGCGTACAACACAGCCCCTTTGGAGACACCTTCTTCAACTCCCGTCACAACGCCCAAAGTCTCCTCCGTTCCAGACCAGGCAAAGCAAGCATCCCCTACCTGTATTCACGGACCGCGAGTATTCCGAAGTGGCGTAAGTAAAAAGAATGGACAACCATACGCGTTCTGGTCTTGCCCTCAACCACAGGGTGCAGACCAGTGCAAACCCGTTAACTAACTACTTATCGGGGACAATGGAACCACTCGCTAATCGGGGAAGGTGGCGGGTGGTTTCACCTTAAGACAGGAGCAATATGAAAACTTTAGTAAGGTCAGTCGGAAGAACCGACATCGGCGGTGAACCATTGCCCGCTGTGTTCAAAGCATTTGAATCTAACAAGATTATATTTCGTAGAGCAGAAGTCTCTATGATGGCAGGAACTCCAGGTGTAGGTAAGTCAACACTTGCTCTGGCATTAGCACTTAAGATGAAAGTTCCTACGCTCTACATCTCAGCAGATACCAACGCACATACTATGGCTATGCGCCTAGCGTCAATGATTAGCGGTAAGAATCAGAGTGATGTTGAGTATTTACTACAGAATGATTTAGGTTGGACTAAGGCAACGCTCAGCAGGAGCAGTCATATCGTATGGTCTTTTGAGTCAAGCCCTAGCCTTGTTGATATTGACGAAGAGGTACAAGCCTTCGAAGAACTATGGGGTTGCCCGCCTGTGGCTATCTTTGTAGATAACTTAATGGACGTAGCCACTGATGGTGGCGAAGAGTTCGCATCTATGCGAGCGATTATGAAGGAGTTGAAGTATCTTGCTCGAGCGACTAATGCTGCGATTGTCGTACTACATCATACATCGGAGGCTGTGGAAGGCAAACCTTGCCAACCAAGGTCGGCACTCCAAGGAAAGGTGGCTCAACTCCCAGCGCTTATCTGCACTCTCGGAGTTGTCGGAACTGCTATGGCAGTTGCACCAGTCAAAAACAGGTATGGTAGAGCGGATGCTAACGCGAATCTTAACGCGTGGCTAGCGTTCAATCCTGAATATATGTACATCGAAGACATACCAGAGAACGCATAATGACCGAGAAGCAAGAAATAACCAGAGAAATCCTTCAAACTTGGGCAGATAATATGGAGGATAAGATGATTAATTATTATATCAATCGTCTTGAAACTGCATTGCGTGAGCAAATAGCAAAAGAGATGCGAGAGATTTATCCACATCCGTCAGAAGAGGCAAAGGCTTGGGCTTATGCTTATGCAGAACTTATCACTAGGAGTAATAATGGATGATGATTATCTAGAGATTCACGCAAAAGAGATGGCACAATCTGAATACTTAAGACATATAGCCAAGTGTATTAAGAAGATGGATGATGCTAAGGTTCCAGTCAAAGATGAGTACACTCAAGGTATAACTGATGGTCTTGATTGGGCTATCAGAATACTAGAGAAAGATAAGAGTGCTTACTAATGGCTAACCCCAACGGGCGCAAGGGCGCACAGTTCGAGACCGATGTAATGAAATGGCTTCGCTCTGTTGGTGCTATATGCGAACGACTCACTAAGGCTGGGGCTAAAGA